TTGAATTCTTTTATCGTTTTGTAAATAAGGTTCTGCTTCGACTAAAGCTCCGTATAAATATAAATCAGGGTGATATGTAAGCATATCGTTAGTAGTATTAGAATCTGATAATGCAGTAAAATACTTATAATACAACATTTCAATTTGATAAACTCCATCAGGAATAGGTCTTAACTGAAAAGTGTCGCCCATAATTGAATAGGCTTTAGGCTTTCCTGTAGAACTTCCACCTCGTATTCTATCCATTTGCTCAGGAGTTAAATACTCCAAAGGTGTTTTTGTGTCTGTATTTAACTGTATGTTTCTCATAGCAACATAGTTATCAGGCAAAGAATAGTATTCTGTGTCTGCAATGGTACTTGCTGTTACTCTTGTTTCCATTCTTCTAATTTTAAAATCTCTTCTATGTCTTGTTTCAGCCAAAACAATAAAATCAGGAATAATATCCGTTAAGTCGCTTCTGTCTAACCAAGAAGCTATTGATGTTTTTAATTCTGCATAAGTTGATATTGCCATTATATTACTCTATTGGTTGTTTTTAGATACCTGTAATCAGGACTGTTTAATAGTTTTTTAACTGCTTGTATATGGTTTTTGTTGTTAATATCAACCCCAAATTTATTCTTCCATTCATAAACCACTGTCATAGGGATGCGAGCAGACAACCTAAAGTTGTCAGTAATTCGATGGTCCTCATCTCGTAGTCGTTTGTTAGAATCAATCAGGGGTTTAATATCTTGAATATGCTCGATAGCCATTTCTTGTGTTGGCTCGTGCCAATGAAAAACTTGACCATTTGCAAGTTTTCTAATCATTCACTAAGTTCCTGAACATAAACAGTTGGAGTGCCACTACCATGTATAGTTGCCATTTTCATGCCACCATCAATTTTGAAGATAATAGATTCATCTCCTGCCATGTAAATAGAGGTAGCAGCAACCGCTGTAGGGTTTGCTCCGAACTCAATAAATACAGGACCAGTAGTTGTAACTCTTACATATTCAATAGCAGCATTAAAAGCTGATGTTTGTGCAGAAGTTCCACTCGTTGTTCTTGTGTGATTCGCTATAACTCTATAGCCACCTAGCCAATTTGCCATGTTTATCTCCTAATTACGAATGTTACTAATAGTTTTTTAGCTCCAGTAGAACCGCCATCTGTAATCATTTCAATAGTTCCATCTTCTTCAACTCTATTAGCTGCTGTAGGTTCTGCTGAATCTACAGTACCTGCTGCTGAGCCTGAATGTGCAACTGTAATGCCACCACCTGTTACGGCAGTACCACCAATCTCAAAAGTAATTGCAGCGTTTCCACCACTTATAGCTCCTTGTAGTGCAGTAATAATTTTAATAATTCTGCCACCATCAGGTACAGCTATAAATGTGCTTGATGCAGTAGAAATATCTTCTATTTCTCCTGATAAAAAATAATCATTTAATGTTCTCATTAAATTTCTCCAATATTAATAACCCTCGTTCCGAAGCGATACCTTCTTCAAGGTCATTATTAAATGTATCTAAGTGGGGGCAGAAAGTATGAATGAAGCTGCCCCCTTAGTCTAACTATAGGGTTAGATTAAATTTCTTATGAAGTTGTTAAGTCTGCGATAGTCGCTGAACTTGCTTCATTTTTAGCACACAGGGTCCACTCTGTTAAGAGCAATCTTTTCATTGCATCCCCTGTTTTTGCTAGTTCTTGAGTTTCAAAAGGTCTTAGGTAATGTGTAGCGAACATTTCTGTATCTACCAATAAAGCACTTCTTCCTGAAGAACGAAGCACCCTATCAGCTACTACACGAACTTCACCAAAGTCAGAAACATAAACATCAATAGTAGCCACTAGACTTCTATCTTCTGCCATGTCCATTCTTGTTGAGTTACCAGTAAAACCTGATATTTTTTGTTTGTTAAAAGAGCCTACCAATAATAGGTCAGGGTCGCCACCAGCATCAAAACAGTTTTTCATTTCTGTTTTAAGGATAGTTTCAGTTAAAACTCTTTGAGTTCCATCTGTAACAGAACCTGATGAGTTTGAACCACCTGAACCATAAGCATTGTTAGTAGTAGTCCAAGATTCAAAACCTCTTGAAGTACGAGCCGAAGCTCCGTTACCACTACCAGCACCTGCTGCAACTTTACCAGTCATTGCAAGTTCCATGTCTCTTTTTAGTTCTTTGCCAGCCTTAGCTATTTGATAAGCTAATTCTGAGTTTACGCCTGCATGAACTACTGTTTCTTGTGTTCCTGAGACCATAACAGGTTTGTATGAAATCTGTGTATAGTTGAGAACACGAGTTGTAGCTGACATTGCTGCTGAAGGTGAATCATCACCCTCCGCTTGAGCGTTGGCTGCAGCGGCTGCAAGAGAATCAGTTTGCCATTCGTGTTTAGTGAATGATGCAGTTCCTTGACCAATACTTGACATAAATGGAGTATCAGTTGGGGTGATATTATAAATAATATTCTGCAAATCTTCTCTGTTACCTACTGCATCGTAAGTTTCAAATGTATTTGTTAATTGTGCCATTTTAATTACACCTTGTGTTTAAAAGTTAGTATTTAAGATAAAAACCCTTCAAGCAATTTGGCAGCATCATCTACCTTGCCTGTGCGTTTTAATCTTGCTCGTTGTTGCTTTACTTTCTCACTATCTACTTCGCCTCTAGTAACGCCTGCACCAGGTTTAGTTACTTTGGGAACAACTTTAGCCTTTTTCTTAGAAATTTTAGCATTTTTAAGATTTTCATAAAGCATGGCACTATGTAAAACTTCTACAGACCTTGCATCAATTAAGGCATCTACTTCTTCCTCAAGAAATCCTTTGTTCATGGCAAAGTTCTTTATAGCTGCTTTGAGCTTTGGACCTTTGTCAGGATGGACTAAATCAGGAAGTCTTTGTGCTATAACTTCTTGCTGTCTGCCAAGTTCTTCTTGCCACTTAGCTTGTCTGTCTTGTTGTTGTTTGTAAGTTTCTTTTTGCTGTTCTTCAGCAATCGTTCTCTTACTGTCTTGTAGTTCCCTATATTGGTCTCGCTTTAAGGCGTATTCCATAGGGTCATCTTCCTTGAGTTTAGTCCAATCTACATTCTTAAACTCATCGAGTTTAGTGTCTGCATCTAGGCTAACTTGTTCAAGTTGAGAAATGTATCGCTGTCTTTCTTGTTGAGTGGCTGCTAACTCTTGGTCAGCTTTTTGCCTTTGTTCTGCCAATACTTGACTTTTTCGTGTGTAATCAGCTTGTCTGCTATAACCAGCTTGAAGTTCCTCAAGGCTGACCTCTACATTTTTACCATCAACTTTGACAGTATATGTTTGAGGTTCTTGAGTTTCTTCTATTTGATTATCCTCAACTAAGTCATCAACAGTTAATCCATCAGGATTTTCTGTTGGTTCTTCAACTGATTCGGCATTTTCCATTGCCTGTTCGGAAGTATTTTCCTCTACTTCTGTTTGTTCTTCTTCCTCTACAGGTTGTTCCGTAGCTGGAGACTGTAGTTGTGAAAGGAGAACCTCCTGTGCTGATGCAACATCAGTTACAGGAATTCCTTTGTGTGCACTTTCTTTGGTTGGAATATTATCTTGAGGTGCTGTTTTGTTAGGTATTTTAGCCATTAGCCTTCTCCTGTCTTTCTTTTTCTAATAATTTTCCATTTTCCATAGTGTTTATTAAAACTTGTTTATGTTTTAAAGCCGCAATTTGCTGGTGATACAATGTTTCTCTCAAATCCTTTTCTTCAGGTTTGGTTGAAATCCATTGCTGATAACCTTCGTTCAATATTACATTGAAGGCTTTTGTCATAATAGGATGTTCAATAAGTTCTTTTGCTTGTTGTCCATCTCTAATATCTTCTTCTTTACTTGCCATTTTCTTCTCCTATTTGGTTGATTCTATCCACTACATGAGTGGGTATAGTTTTTCTCCCAGTAAGATATCCTCGAATATCATTATGACTAATGGATGTTTTCAAAGATAGCTCGTTTACTGAAATGCGGTATTTCAACATTAGCTGTTGTAAATCTGTGTTTGTCAAATCTGACTTGTCTGTTAATTTAACCAATTATGTTTTCTTTCTCTTCTTAGCAGTTTTTGCAGCTCGTTTAAAGTTTGCATCCGTAGGGGCTCCTTTAGCACCTTTCTTCCTCATTTTTTCTCCTGAGCCTGCCTTAATTCTTTTTCTTTTTGCATGAATGTTTGCGTATAGTCCTTTTTTAGCCATTATTTACCTACCTTTTTCATAGCTAGTTTATGTGATTGAGTAAAAGTCTTTCCCTTGTTCATCTCTTTACGCATAAAAGCCATATGCTTTGCAGTATGGTGTACTTTATGTTTTGCAAGAGTAGCCTTTTGTTTTTTAGTTAACATTTGCCTTTCTTTTTGTTTTTACCTTTTTTTGGTTTTTTATATCCGTACATTATAATAACCTCATTAGTTCTGTAAATTTATCTGTCATTAATATAAATATAACTAAAGCTCCCCAAACAACATATTTAAATCTAAAAACTTCAATCTTTACATCTCTAACATCTCTTTCAATGTGTTGTAAGTGATTGTTTTTTATATCATTAATATCTTTTTTAATTAACTCTATTTCTATATTTAATTCATTTAAATCTTTCATGCTAGTGGCAGCCTTTTTCTTTTAGGATAAGTATTTAGAGCGATTGCTACTGCTTCTTTTTGTGATTTACCTTCTTTTTTTAAAATCTTAATTTTCTTAGAAACCACTTTGTTTCTTTCTATTTTGCCGTAACCTGAATATTTTGGATAAGACATTACTTAGGTCCTATTCCAACTGGTCTATCTTGCACTGCCTCTAAAGCTAGTTCTGCTTCATTTAATGCAAGCTGTGATTGTTTTATTTTTAATTCTTCTTGTTTTAGGGCAAGGTCAATAGCTGCTAGATTTTGTTTTAGTTTTAAATCTTCTGCCTTAATTTGTGTATCAATTCTCATTTCTTCTGCTTGTAACTTGAGTTTTTCTATTTCAACCTGTGCTTTTTGATTAGCAATCTTTTCCTCAGGTGTTGGTTCAGGCGGCTGTGGTGGTGGCATTGTTTGTGGGTTAGATACAAACATATCTGCATTTTTATAACCTGACTGTGCCACATATTCGCTAACCGCATTGTATATGTTTTGCGGTGTAACTAACGAACCCATGCCTCCGTTTTGCACAAGTTGTTGTATAATCTGCATAATCCCTGTCATGGTTTGCATTTTGCTTTGCTGTGAACCTGAGCCTATGCCTACATTGACAGTACAATTTAGTTTTTCTTTCCATCGAGAAACATCTATAGGCACAAACTTGTTGTTCAAATAAACTATTTTCTCTCTATCTTCGTATCTTTGTATAAGCTGATAGATACAATTAAAGACATCTTTAATCCCTGTTTCAGCAAATATACGAGCAATCAACTCAATTCTTTGCATAGATGATTCTGTTGCTGCTGAAATTGCACCGCTAGTTACATGAGAATTTAAGACATCAGGGTTTAGCCCTTGTGTCATTTTAGATACGCCTGACCTTTCCTCTCTTACTTGGTCTAAATATTTGACCATGTTAAAAGCATCGCCTGTTATTTGCGGTGAAGGTAGAGGTGTTACAGCACCAGGTGCTCTCATCCTAACAATGCCGCCAGGTCTTGATGTTAGTAAGTCATCAAGTTCAACTTGCCCAGCCAACACAGCATAACGAGCATTGTTAGTTAAATACATATTGTCAAGAATATTTCTGACAATAGTGGATTTAATTAGCTGTATATCTTTTACTGTGTCTGCAACCGACATCCCATAAAACTTATGGGGTATCGGCAAGGGGCATATTGATGAGAAAGGAATGTAATCAATCTCAACATTGTCAAGAACGACATTCCCACCTTTAGTAATCTTTCTAAGTTCTGCCACTCCATCGCCATCGTAGTCGATATAAGTATAACACTCATCCAACCACACTTGTCTGCTCGCTCCTTCGCCCTCATCAGGGGGCACTGAATCATCATCAAAGCTAAATCTAGCTAATCTTTCCTCGTTATATTCTGCTTGTGATTGTGAATATGTAGGCAAATCTTCTACTACTGCCTTGTCATAACCTTCTAATATTAAATCACTGACTGTTTTCTTTACCCTGTGGCAAATAAATTGAGCTGATTCAATATCTACCGCTCTTCTTGATATTAGGAATTCTTCAGGCGGTACTGACAAAACTCTGACTTGTCCGCCCTGTTTAGTCCTTTTTACCTTAACATCATGGGTTATAACTTCAGGGCTAACCATCATGCCGTTTTCATCAATTTGTGCTTCTTGCACCATCTTTTCTGTGTGTTGTAAAACTTCTAATTCATCATTTGCTAATATAGATTGATATTCTATTTCAGTAAGTCCTGCGTAGTTTTCAGTAGTAACTTCTGTTTTTTCTTCCCAATAATGTTTAATAATCCCTGTCTTGCTAATAAGTGCATCCTTAAAGGCATCGTAGAGGACCTTAAAGCCGTTATTTTGCTTGTTAAAGACATAATTGACATAGTCAGTAGCCTGTTGTGCCATCTCGACATCTTCAGGTCCTTGTGGCTCAAACTCTGCTGTGTTGTTATGCGTGGTAAATATACGCATAAGACTCGGCATAATATACTCAATCGTATCTCTGACATCGGTGGTTACAATCTCTGACCGACCATCAATCTCGTTGCCAAACTTTTCCCCAAGATAATACTTCATAGAGTCCTCTCTTTGACTAGAGAGTTCGCTATTCATGTGTCCTGTGGCTTGTTCAATTTCAGATGATAAATGCGAAGCGAGTTCGCTGTCGGTCATTGTATTATTTTTTTTTGCCATTGATTAGTAAGTTCTTTTAGGTTTTCTTTGTAAGTTAGATTTCCTTTGACCTGCTTTCATTTTCTTGTTAAAAGCTGCCATTTTACCTGTAGCTTTCTTTTCAGTAGTAGTAGCCACTTGTTTGTTAAAACGCATAGACCTTTTGACTGCTGTTTTCTTTTTAGCTGGTGCTTTTTTAGTTCCGAAATAACCTGCAAGACCTGCCGCCCCACCTGCTACCGCAGTTCTAAATTTTTTACTACCGATTAATCTTGTGAGTAATGCTGGTACCGCCATAATGTTTCTCCTGTTGTTAATTGTAGGGTACAAATATGTAGAGAATCATCCCAATAATGTACCCAATAATAAATGCTACATTAACATTCATAATTTATACAATGGCTACATCAGGACCTAATCGCCCTTCTTTGTGCCATTTTGATTTCTCAACATCTGCGTGTCTTACGCTCATTACGGCATAACGAGTTGCCGACATTAAGTCATCTCTTATTTTAACCACCTTGCCATCTTTTCGGTGATAGAGTCTAAACTCCTCAAACCAATCGTATAGGGTGTTAAATACTTTAAATCTGCCTTGTTCCATGCGTGTTAGCATATCCATCAATCCTGCCTCCACACTATTGCCGCCTTTCTTCTCACCTAGTGCTGGTGGGTTTTCGAAATGAAATGGCAACATATTGACATGAGCATCCCTGTATTGCTCTGCAAGAGTAATGCCTGAGCCTTTATCATGTTGATACCCATCGTGTGGAAAAGCTACTGGAATATAGTGCGAGCCCTCTCTTTCATTGATATGGCTTGCATGATAATCAGGGGTTTGTTTAGACATTCGGTAACAATCATAGATATATACAATGTCCTCATCCCTATCCCATGCCACCCAAACGACTGCGGTTGGGTGGTCGTAGCCGAAATCAATAGCGGCTATGCGAGGAAAATGACTGGGTATTGCAAAAGGTTCGCAAGTTAAACTGTCCTCAGATACAGGAAATACCAATCCTGAGCCAATCATTGGAATCCCTTTGCTTCTTAATTCTCTTTCATGCGGTGGTAAGGCTTGTAGGATTTGTTCTTTCATATCCTCTGTCAAATGCCCTGCATCTTCCCAACCAGCCGTTATGAGAGCCTGTAGGGGCTTTAAATCGGTTGTAAAGTTCTGTACTACCTCTGTCATGCCTGATTCAGGCGTAAAGGTCATATAGACCTGTCCTCGCCTATCGAGTGTTCTTGTAATACATTGGGAATAAATGTCTTGTCCTGGCTCCTCATCTAGCCAAACTAGGTCAATACTTTCTCCCATAAATTTTTCAGCCCCCATTTCATAGGCTTTAAAGGCAATCCTGGACCACCCTCCTGATGTATGCTTTACCAATACGGATGAATGAGCATTGGGAACACCAGGTTTCCTTGTGGTCTCACCTATAAGGTGTTTTGGAACGCTTCCTTTGCCTTTATCTCTTGGATTGTCAGGTTGTCCAAATAATTCTTTTTGACAGATATCTCGTGTGGTTTCATTACTGGCACCGCATACCCATGCTCTAATGGGTTCAATAAAGCGTTTCCCCTCCCACCAGTCAGGGTATAAGCCTGTTAGGTGCATAGCCATCTCCATTGCTCCCACATAGGACTTGCCGACTCGGTTGGCTGCCATCAATAGTCGTTGATTGGCTTGACTGCCTGCAGTGTGAAATCGTTTTTGAAATTCGTAGGGCTTGTAGTAATTGAGTTTGAACTCTATCTGCCGCTTTTTTAATGTTGATACAATCTCTTGTATTCTTTCTTTTTCTGACATTGTGCCTCAGACATAGTAATCCACTTCTAAATATAACATTTTTTTTTCTCCGATAGCAACATATTGTGTTAATTAATTATTTTAACCACAACATCTTGTGTTGCCTCTCAGCCGAAGGCTCGATTTTTTTTTCAGCCAGTGTGTGGTTATGTTAATACAATGTATTTTCCCCCAATAATGCGTTGAGAGAACATATATATAAAAGCGATGGGTAGGAAGGGGGGTTAGGGTGTTTGCTGTAGTCTAGATTTTAGGCACAAAAAAAGACAGGTACCATTGCTGATACCTGCCTTAATATTGTTATCTGTTAGCTAGTGTTATCTCTAGTTCATCAAGTGTAACTTTATTATCTAACACTTGATTGCCATAGAATATATTTAACTTACACTCTATTAAATCTATATCATCATCTGTATTAGTATTATGATATTGATTAGTAGCTAGCATAGTTATTTTATCTTCATACTTGGTTAATAGTTTTATTATATTATCTATTAGTTTCTGTTCCTGTTTTTGTGTTCTCATTTTTAGTTCCTATAGTTATGAATACTAGCTAACAATATTGCTAGCTAGTACTCGGTTAGTTTAAAAAAAAAGTTTAAGCAACCATTTTAAATAATGGATGATTTAAACTCTTAGCTACTTCTAACTCACGATTATATTTAACATTATGTTTAGCACCTATTAAAGATGATTTTATAATGTCGCCATTCTCGTTAAGTTCTGTACCTGTCCAGTCTTGATTATCTACATGTGTAGAATAATTGGTCATGGTGTTATATACAGACCATAAGTTAGAACCACCGCATTCAGACTTCTCTTTTTGATAGCGGTTCATTAGATTAGTTAGTTTTTGTTTACTGTGATAAACATAACCATCTATTGGGTTCCCACTAGGTTTAGATAACTTAGCTATGGTATCTCTAAAGAATTTAGAAACATCATCATCTGTAACACTCTTAGCTAACATCATATCAAACATTTGTTTATTGTTTTCAAAGTTATCTAAAGCGGTTACAGAATTATCTGCTAACCATTGAGGGTTTAAACCTAGTGTTTGTTTAAAGTGTCTAGCTACATTGTAATCAGATGTAACACAACCATTTAAACACCATAGTCTAACAGCACCAAAAATAGATGATATTTTTCTACTTAAGTCTAATGAACTATGAATGTTCAATGACAGTTTTATAATATCATCTCTTTTAGCTAGTGACTTCTCGATTTTGTTAAACTCGATTATCCTGTTAGCCTTAGCACCATTATCATAGATATAATCTTTAACAGTGATATCAGATAAATCTATATTAGATTTTCTAAGACTATCGCTTACCATGTCAAAGACTTCATAATAGGCTGTAGGCTTGTAGTTCTTACCGCAGGTTCCGACAACCCTGTTATTAGTTGTATCAACAACCGCTCTACGAGTTTGATAATCTACATTTAAACCATTGCTTGTCTGTAATGGTTGTAATGCTATATCAAACTTGATTGCACTAGTATCTAGTGCATCCGCATTTCCTTCTTGTATATTTTGCATTTTATTTTCCTATAGTTAAAAGTTATATAATGTGCTGTTATGCTTTATTGATTTAAGCGTATCTAAATTAATACGCCTAAAAGCATTGCCAGCACCCTTAGCTAGTGACATGTCAAGAACTGTTAAGATTCTATCGTGTTCGCCTATTGCAAGTTCGCCTTTATCTTTAACAAACCTACAAATCATTTTTCTTTGCTCGCCATTCTTTTTAGTAAAAATAGCGGTAAAGATGTCGTTACCTACTGCATTAATAATAGTATTTTTGCACCAAGTAAATTTTAAGTTTAATTGTTTCATACTTGTTCCCTATTTAGTTAATTGATTTTATTCGCTTGGTGTTTCGTTTACCGCCTCGCTAGTTCTTACTAGGTCATTGGGTACGCCTTACTTTAATTTCAGGATACCTATATTATACTAACATAGTGGATAGCTTGTCAATGTATTATTTTAATTATTTATGATGATACTATATATATAGTATGTTTCACATGAAACATTGCTAGCTGAGGTGTGTGTGCATATATTTTTATTTAAAGGGAAGGGAGGGGAAGCTACTAGCTAGTGAGGGAAGGAAAGGGAGCCAATTTCTTGACTCCCAATCTTGTTAGCCCCATGCTCCATTGTTGTCGCCTTCAATCCATTTCTCCATAGCTACCTCGTAGCTATCGCCATGATTGAGAACTCTATCAACAACATAACGAACCATGCCGTTGCTCTCGCCTATGCTATCTAGTTCTTTAATAACTAGAACTAAAGTTTCTTTTGCTGTTTGTAATGATTTTATTTTTGTCATTTGTTTGCTCCTGTTAGTTTATATAATTATATTAACATAGCCATTAGCTAATGTCAATACCATTACAACAAAATAATTAAAAATAATAAAATCGCAATAATTGAAAAAGTAATATCGATTTCCCTACTGTACTTCATGTTTACTCCTTGTGTCTGTTAGCTAAAGGGAAGCCAATCTCTTGACCTCCCTCCTCCTAACTAACAGGAAAACGATTATTTGTTAACAGTAGAAATAAGATATTTCTAGTGCCATTGGTTTACTGTTAGCTAGTGTACTTATCTCTAAGTTCAACATAGTTTTTCAAGATTGCCATGTGTACATCTTTCGATATATCGGCTAAGTCTTGTACATCAGGCGAAATCATATTAACCATTCCGCTTTCTTGTACTTTGACATATCTATCAAACTCTGCTTTTGATACTTCGATACTCATACTTGTCTCCTATAGTTTGTTAGTTGTATCTATATTAACATAATGTTTGTTTATGTCAATACTTTATTTTATTTATTCTAGAAGCTAACCTTGTTCCATTCCCAATTAAAAGTATATGTATAACCTCTATTTGATGTAGAGATGTAGGCAATGCCTTTGTCCTTCGGATTATATTTCCAATCCAACTTCTTGAATAACTCCCTAGCTACTGCTCTATGATTTTCTTCTGTGCCTAGCTTGTAGTTATAAGGTCTTATAATAGATATTGGTCTATCACTTGTCGTGCTAGCTTTTATCCTTTCGCCTCTTGTGTCCGTAGCTGAAAGAAACTTCGTTTTAATTGCGTTCATACTTTCCTCCAATAGTTAGTATCTATATATTAACATAATGATAACTCATGTCAATACTTTATTGTTTTCTTTCTTCGGCTACTAGCTTATAGTATCTGCCATTTGCCATTCAGCATTACTTGTGTGTGCTTTTTCTATTGAAGGGAAGGAATATTAGCTACCAATGGGAAGGGAAGGCTACTAGGTAGGGCTGATGAAGGTAGGATTTGTGGGGAAGAGGAGGGTGTGCGGATAGGTAGGTCTTTCAATCTTTCTTAGCTAGTATTATTGTGCAAACACCAATCGCTACTATTCAATACTTGTATTACTATCTAGGCTAATAAGAAAGCGGACTTTGGGCTTTTCTCGGCTTTCTTGATTTTGTTGCACAAGTGTAGTGTAAGGCTCACTTAGTTTCTTCTTCTAATGGTTCGTATTTATCTCCATTATCATCTATTACTAATACTTTGTTATCTCCATATTCATTGATATATGGCTCTTTCGGATTTTTCTTCTCCTTGAATATCCTGTCAAAACCCTCATCAAATGCTTTCTTGTCCGTAATTCTTGATTTATCGCCTTTACTCATCATCTTCCTCCTCTATGTCATCATCTTTAAAAAATTTGTAACTAGCTCCTGTTTCATCATGTTGGATTCTACGCCATTCTACTGGACATTGGTCTAGCCAGTCATGAAACTCATCACTCATTTTGCTTTCTTCACTCATTTGTTATCCTCTTCATATCTTTTTTATGTATTTCACGAACAATATCCTCAACCATATAAGTTATATCTTTTCTAATAAATCCGTCATAAACTGCATAATGTTTATCTTCTTCAGCTTTCATTCCCTCTGTATTTCCCCATTTACACCATGAAATATAATCTTCTATCATAGGTGTTAAAGTTTTTTTAAGTTTTCTTAGATTTTTTTTGTG